CAGGTTCTTGGCGTCGGGGAAGAGGGTGTCGATCTGCTTGATGCCGTAGTTGTCGGCGTGAGAGAGGACAGCCTCCTTCAGGGAGCCGCAGGACTTAGCGTCGGCGAAGATCTGCTCGACGTCGGCGTGCGTGAGCACAGGGAGCTCCTCGGTCTTGGAGCCCTCGAACACATTCTGGTGAGCCATAGTATCCTCAGTAGTAGTGTCGGAATGGGCGGTGTCCTCGACAGGTTCCTCCGCCTCTTCGTCATCGGCATCAACGATCTGCCCAACGATCGCGTAGACCGCGGTCTTCTGCTGATCGGTCATACCTTCGAAGATCTCCCCGAGAGTGGGGTCGTCCTCGTCGCTTTCGGCCTCGTTGGCCTCCGGCTCCTCCTCAGCGTGCTCGACGTCATACGTCTCCTCCGCCTCGAAGTCCTCGTCCTCCTCGTCAGAGTGAGAAACGAAGTCAATCTGAGCGTCCGTATACATAACGGCCTCAATCTCATCGCCATTGTCACCATGCTGGATGGAGACCTGGTCGATGTATGCGCCGGGATTGGCGCCTCGGAGTACCAGGCTCACCTCAACAAGCTCACCATGAACAACGTCATTGCCCCGAGCCTTGACATGGGTGGCATAGATACTCATCGCCTTGATGTCGCCATTACGAACCATCTCTCGAGCGGTTCGTCCAGCGTCCGAGTGGTTGAGATGGGCGTAGGCATACACCCCGTCCTCTCGAACCTCTAGATCGGCGTGACCAAGAACATTGGTGACGTCCTTATGCTGGTGCTGCCACACCAGAGGGACGCTCTTTCCATCGTACGCCGCGAAAGCTCCGTGTCGGATCACCTTGTTATCCGAGCACCGAACATCATTCTTCGTTGCGTAGCCAGAAAAGTCGCACTTAACTGCCATTTTGACTACTCTCCATCAGTTCGGAAATTGGCACCTCCGACGCAGGTACGTCAGCGGCGGGTTCCTCTCCAGGCGCCTCCTGTTCTCCCGCCGGATTGATGTTGGAGTTAACCAACTGGTTTGCGGCCTCGTCCTCGGCCTGTGGCCATCCGAACTTGGGACGCAACTCGTTAGCTGTACCGATCTCATTACGCTTGACCGAGTCAACCAACGAAGACATCTCTTCCAGCGGAACATTCAGGAACGGATCCTCGATAGCCATAATGCGCTGCTTCTGAGTTCGCGCTGTCTTGGTGAGGAAGGTCCTGGTGATGGCATCTGTGATCGCCTTCAGAACTGGACGGACAGTCCGGTTCTGGTAGTTCAGCATCTGCCGAGCATCAGCCTTACCGTTAAACACGTCCTCGGTCATTCCGAGCTGATTGTACAACTGCGTGGTGAGCCACTGGATCTGAGCCATAAGGTTGTTCTCAGAAGGACGGTTTAGCTGAGTGATACGCTCGGCGCCATCGGTGTATGCAATACCATACTGGGAACCAGCAAGCTGCTCTTCAATTGCTTTACGACGAGCCTCGGCCTGCTGTTTCTTCAGCTCAGTCTTGACCACATAGGGAAGCTGGATAATAATGTCCAACTTTCCAGATCCAGACTGACGATCGATAGCATCCAGCAGATGGAGCTTCTGAGTCAGACGCTGAAGTGTGGAGTTCGGCGCATTCATGACACTGTAGAGAGGGTTATTCACTACAGCAACGAAATCCTTCGGGAGAGTCAGCTGCTCTCGCTGTCCGGAATTGTCGTTATACACCTCGACTCGGACGTGGCGTGGGAACCACTGGAGGATCTGTCCAACCCGCATAGATCGGACGTCCCACCCTGCCGTCATGTTCGGGCTGACATTTGTGTCAACCGGAACAATTGCCACAGCACCTTCCTCGAACAGAGTAAGTACAAGATCCTGGAAGAATCCCTGACCGGTCTGGTCGATGTTGGCACTAAGTGAAAGACAATCGTCCAGATCACTCTGGTAGTAGCTCTTAAGGTTCCCATTATCATCGACCTTTACATGTCGAATCGGAACATTAGCTACATCAATAGCAATCTGGTTGTAGATACTAGTGACAATTGTCTGGTCGCCAGCTACAGGACGGTAGTACGTACTCGGATTGCCAAATGTCTGCATCCCGTACTGCGGGGTGTAGTCCATTTTGTCGGCGGAGCCCTTGAATGCATTCCAAGCGTGACTTAGTCGATCACCGAATCCCATTTCACCTCCTCTATCATTCGAATGCCTCCTTGTTTAGTTTGTACGCCACGAAGGCATCCATTAGAGCGGCTACTGAGTCGATCTTCTCTTCCGAGCGCTTCTTCAGTAGCTTGCGGTTCCCATTGGTATCCTCGAGGGTGACGCAGTTACCCATAGTGAATGACATGAGCTCCTGGTCGAAGATCAAGAGGCGTTCGGCAGCAAGCTTCTTCAGCTCGCCCAACGGGACAGATTCGGTCCTGGCTCCCTGGATTACTTTCTCTACTCCGTATGGACCATTCTCCTGCTCCCAGCGAGTAACGAACTCTTTAGCATTATAAGGGTCAAACCCAAACGCAGATACGTCGTACCGCTGGTCCGCAATGTGCTGGTCCAGATCCTCATAGACTTCCATCATGTCTAGGACGGTGCCACTCATTACTCTGAGTGTACCTTCCTCGATGAAGTCATCATACTTCTGACGCAAAGCACCAGGAAGTTTCATGAGAGTTAGCTCTGAGATGTACGCCAATGTCTTTACGCCAAAAGCCTGATTTCTCAGAGGGAATAGGAATGTGAATGCACAGAAGTCGTCACCTTGAGAAAGGTCGGCTCCCATTGCGCATTGCATGTTCCAGAAAGTATTCTTCCTATGTGGAACGGTTTCCTCGTAAGTGAAGAAGTATGTGTACCCCTCCATTGGAATCCCGAATCGCTTAGCTAGAATGTCGTTCCTAGCGGCAGGTGCCTGCTCCATTCGATCGACATCCTGCTGGTATCTCTCGTACGAGATCGTAAGCCCAATGTTTGGTTGAGCCTTGACCCACATAGCCGGGTCTCCTACCTCTTCGATTTTGTCGAGTCGGTAGTACCAGATTGAGATGTGAGGAGCGGAGTACTCGCCCTTAAGGATTTTGAGCAACTCCATTTTCATGGTGTCGCCAACCGCGTTTCGGATTGTTCCTTCAGAAGAGACAGCCAGAATCACATAGTCATCAAGTTTAGAGGCTCCCTGCTCGAGAGCGCCGACCACATCTTCCCGGACATCTCCCGAGAGCCATTCATCTACTGTGCAAACCTTTGGGCGCAGGCCCTGGAGCTTGTCGATGGACATGGGTCGAACTTCGAGCAGGGAACCTGTGAGGAAGTTCTCGACTCCCTTTTTGGTCGCAACTAGCTTCTGCCTGAACGCCCGGTTTCCCGTGGTGTTCTGAAGCGAGCCCTCTGTGAGAAATTTATACAGTGGGCCTCGAGCACGCGTAATAGCGGTTCGGAAAGGCCCCATAACCTCTTCGGCCTGCTTCATGGTAGGGGCAGTTGCGATTTGATGAGTCGTTGTAGTGTCAATCACCATGAAGTAATTCTGGATGAGAGACATATACATCGACTTAGCGGCGCCTCGAGCAACGATCAAGTATTGCTTAACCGTGAGTCGGCGTTTAACAGTCTTGGTGACGTAGTGTCCACCAACACCGTCTTCATATGGCTCATAGACGTCTCGGTCTATGAAGTAGTACCACCCGAACAGCTGCTCAGCCCAAAGCTTGAAGCTGTCGAGAAGGTGTAAATCGGCTCCATCAGATAGGGTCAGCTCATTCTCGCAGTAGGAGATGAATCCTTCGACTGCGAGGTCATCGTAGTAGTAGGTTGGATCGGCGATCAGAGCATCGATCCGGTTCATCTCACAGGAGATTTCCTCGCAAACGGGAATCTCTCCACGGAGTACTGCCTCTCGGAACTGACCGTAGTATTTTGGTACTGCGGTGTTCGAAAGCATTTACTTCAGTGGACTTCCTGGATTGCGAGGACGACGCTTCGGCTTACCAGAAGGCTTGGTCTGAGAGTAGGAAGGCTTTTTCCCGATTTGTTTAGGAGCAGCCTTACCGCCAACCGCAGTAGTGGCCGACCTCTCAGGCTTCTTAAAGTCGTTAGCCTGCTTATGAACCTCGGCTGCCACTACCTCGACTGCATCGGCGGCTTCCTTAGCTTTTTTTGCCGCCTTCTTCACCTTCTCTTTGACGTCCTTATGGCTGGACCCTTCGAAGGCGCTATCAAATGCAGAGCGCATAACCTTGTTAGCGGCGTAGGTACCAGCCTTAGTCAGAGAGGACTCGAGGATCTGTCGAGTGACCTCACGACCTCGAACCAAGTGGCGATCGGCCTTGAGCTCTCGATAGCGTTTCTCTTGCTCCAGCCGCTGAATTCGGCTTTTGAGCTCGGCGTCGCTGATCTTTTTGTAGCTCTTGTTTGCGAACTGCTTTCGAGACTTGATGTCCGCTTTCTTGATCTTCTTGAATTCGATTTTGGCATCGTGAGAGCGCTTTGCAGCTGCGGCCTTAGCTCCAGCTTTCTTGATGGCTTGGGCGGTAGCCTTGCTTCCAGTAGAAACCTTCTTGGTGATCACACCCCAGCGCATACCTTTAACGCCATGGTGTACGAGATCCTCGATTACTCGCTCTCGGTCTGATAGATCAGTCGCCATGCTGCCTCCTCGATCAGCTTCTGATAGGAAGTGACCACGAAGGAGTTGGTGGGCGGATCAAAGATCAGCCTAACCTTCATGGCGATGTAAGACTTGATGGTTGCCTCGTCGTTGATTCCGGAGAAGGCGTCCCATTCGGTATTCTTCTCGATCGGGGTCCCGCATTTTGCCCCGAGCTGGTTCAGATCCATCCGGCACGTGTTGATGTGCATTAGGATCTGGTCGTCGAAGGCGTCGTATCCCGGCATGATACCGAGAGCCTTCTTTGTATCTTCAAGAACGGTTCCCATTAGATCCTCCAGGGAGATTGATCGTTCGGACGACGCTCCACTACTTGGGTCGTCAACCGAGATCGGTCTCCGAAGTGTATCGCGTTGTGGGTATTCTTG